AGCAAATTCTGCTCCAGGATTCAAAGGATTTGAAGAATCATTAGGAATTAATATTCCTCAGAAAGTTTTTGATTATGTCAGTTTGAGGACAAATTCTTGACCACGCAAAACTTTTATCAAGCATTAGAAAACTATAAAAATGCTTATGCAATGATGGAACTAAAAAAACAATTGAAAAGAGAAATGCCTCCTAGTGGAAGTTCTTCCTAGAGGTAATGCACTGTAACTTTTAATAAGAAAAACTCCTATTAAAGGATAGACGATAATTTTTAATAAAGTTTTTAGATTGTGAGGTGATTAGTACCCTCTAAACACTTCACATTCTATAGATAATATTAAATGTATTGCATTCCATGTCTTTTCTATTAGCAGCATCGATGTCTTACTACATGTCTACGATATGTCACGAGGCACCAAACCTAACTGAATCCGAAATAAAAGATAGAGCAGAAGAAATGTTTCCCTATAGAATGGGGATGAATAATCACAATAACATTTATTATTATGGACTATACTGTAAAAACAACGACTAACTAAAATGAACCACTATCTTCTCTTTGCCTATGGAGTATGCTTCTCCCTTATTGGGGGTGCTGCATTTGCAATGATGTGGTCTAACATCATGTCCTTAAAGGTACAACCTGAACCACCCAAACGAAAACATCCTGAGGCACCTGGAGAAGGTGAAGAGGTTATGTATGTGGATCTATCAAGAGAAAGACTTGAGGACCTTTACAAACAGAACGATCAGTGATATGATGAGGGGGTCAAACGACCCTCTTTTTTTATGGAATACACTGACTACCTCAAGGCTCAACAAGAGATAAACGAAATCCGTCAGGCATCTGTACGTGGTTGGGGAGTATGTATCACACACTTTCTTCTGGCACCAGTAGCATCTGTATACTATGGCGCAAAGACTAAGTACTGGAAACCCACATTGATTGCATCTGCTGTTGCACTTGGTGCTGTTCCTTTGAGTGTGATTGATTTTGGATTCACTCTATCTGTTGCACCCCCTATTACTTCTGCTGCACTCATCATTAGTAATACAAATAAGAAGAGAAAGGAACTCGGTTTCTTGACTCCTGAACAGGCTGAGTTTTCTCTATACGAAAAATCTAAAGGTTAATAAATATTCACACAGATAAGTTAATCATGTCTGAAGAACCTTTCAGTCTTCACCCCCTGCTTATTAATATAGTAGGGGGTGTTGTTATTTCGATTTTAATTCTATCAATTCCATTCTTGATACTACTATGAGCAAAAATAATTTCGCAGTCTATACTAAAATTGGATGTCCCTATTGCACCAAAGTAATAGGAGCATTACAGTTATCAGAACAACGGTATGTTGAGTATAAATTGGGTAGAGATTTTGAAAAGGATGGATTTTATACTGAGTTTGGTGAGGGTTCTACCTTCCCTCAGATTACAGTAGATGGTAAAAACCTTGGCGGATGTGTCGAAACTGTTAAATACCTGAGAGAAAATAATTTGGTTTGATGGATTTAGATCTCTACGATACAGTTGAACATACAATAGATTATGCCTTTCAAGGTAAGTTTATGCTTGATATGTAAGAGTATCTAAAGAGTAATAAATCTACTAGAACCACTGTAGAAGAGTTCTTAATGAGTTGTACTGCGGTGGAGATAAAATCTCTCATCTTAGATCTAGAAGGTTATCTAGAAGGTGGTGGTGACGATACTCACAAACAATTACGAGAGGGTTATGGTAACCTTGGTAAACCAGAGGCTCGTAAAATAAAAAATTATCTTGAGAGTATCATTAATGATGCAGGTAGGTACATGAATGACAAAAAAACAAGAAGGAAAGGAAGAACCTCTAAATAACGATGAGTCACCCCTAAAGATGAATCGGGGGTTTGAACTTCTTCTTAGAAATAAAAACAGGAGGGAACAACCAAAAACTTTTCAAGTCAAGTTTGGAAAGATGGTCTCTCTCTTTAAAAGAGAGTTTCATTTTTTCTTAGATATCTCCTTTGATATAAGGAAAACGGAGGACTAAAATGTTAGCAGTCACATTGACCCTATCCACAGTTATTTCAGTAATGTTTTTACTGGTCGGTGGTGTAATAGGTTACTTACTTAAAGAATACGTTATCGAAAGGAACTCTACATACATTCCAACTCATCCAGAAATGTTTGACGAGAATGGTCAGATTATTGCAGATGACATTCTTGCAGTAAGGTTCGACAATACCCCAGAAGATTTTGGTACTGAAGAACATTGACATCATAAAATAAATACTGTACACTGAATAAAATTATTAATAACCATGGCTACATCAACAAAAAAAGTTACTACACCAAAGAAACTTCCACCTAATCCATTCATTCATGAAATTTTTGAATACGTTTCTGCACAAAGAACCGTATCAAAAAAGGTAGAAGCACTGAAAGAATATCGTTGTGACGCAGTAACTACACTTTTGATTTGGAACTTTGATGACACTGTAGTGTCTATGCTTCCAGAAGGTGAAGTTCCCTTTGAGAAGAATGATGTTCCTGTAGGAACAGATCATAGTTCTCTTCGTAAAGAGTACAGAAACCTTTACCATTTTGTGAAAGGTGGTAATGACAGTCTCTCTAAAACTCGTAGAGAGTCTATGTTCATTCAAATTCTTGAAGTTCTTCATCCAACTGAAGCAAATCTTCTTTGTCTTGTAAAAGATAAACTTCTGGAGAATCAATATAAAATTACCAAGGGAGTAGTTGAATCTGCATACCCCGACATCCAATGGGGTGGAAGATCTTGAGTGACAATATAAAATTTATTCATCAAGATTGTGATCCATCATTGGGTCAGGATAAGAAACTTCCGTATAACGCATACCTGATTGAGTACCTTCAAGATGGGTTAACTAAATTCGATATCGTAACAGCGTATAAACAGGTCGATATTTTTGATCACTATTGGGATAACTACCGCGGTGATTTCAAAAACATGACGCAGTCAAATGGTCAAGTTAATCCTAAGTTATATGGATACGAGAAAAAACCTGAAAAGAAAAAGAAATGAGTAACGGATTTGATATTAAACTTGAGGGTATCGATATGAACCCTGATCAAGTTCAAACATTACTTAAACAGTATAAGAAGATAAAAAAATATCAGAAGTCAAATCTGTTTGCGGTCAAGACCCTTGATGGGACGGAAGATTATGTCTCTGAGTTGATTAAGGAAGGTGAAGAATATGGTGCCCTTGACTAAATAGGATAGACGGTCTATTATAGACCTATCGTTCATCCCCATTGAGGGGACGCAAGTAAGTCGCGGAACGGAGAATTGGAATGATTTACTACACTATAACAGAGGTAAAATGTATGATGACTTTCTAAAAGATATAAGTAAAGATGAATCTATTTTATCTTTACCTATTAGAAAACTTGCAGAAGTTTATCAAACATCTCATACTTCTATTCGTCGCTGGAAAAAATCACTCTAATCGTTCATCCCATGCTAGAATTTTTATTCTATACAACACTCACTTGTACTCAAACTGATGCTATCATGCTGAGGATTGAGAACAATGCTAACCTTAGTAATCAACTTAAGGTTGAGTTAGTAGAAACCTTAAAGGATTCTGCGCCACAGTGTGACTGGTATTGGGACGAAAACGACTGAAGGAACGGCGTTTTAACAAACCCATTTCTTTAGGAGTAAACTCATGAACACACTTCAAATGATCAAGACGCAGATCAACAAAACATCTGCTCTTCATGACGCACAAATCAATCACACCGCATATCGTGGTGTTGAGTATGATACCCGTTGTGTGAAGTCAAGTGAAAACCATGGTACATTTTGTTACCGTGGTCGTACTTACACCAAGTGACACTTGTCACAGGTTCAGTTATCTGATAGACTAGGGAGACACAAGTCTCCCTTTTTTTATGGAAAAAGATAAACTTAAACTTATCACAAGAAATCTTAGACTCTTAGTTGACGCATTAGAATCAGAAGTCTATTCTGATGTTAAGTCTTACACAGAAAAACTTGAGGAAACACTTCCTCCCCTTCCAGATTATGATGAGGTATTTGAAGATGATGAATGATGATTGGAGATACTCTGAAGACCGAATGAAACTTCGTCAGCAGTGTCTTGGTATCCTGTTAAATAAGTATGGAAGAACCAAGATAGAAGAAGAATCATATAGTACTCAAGACATCTATGAATGTGTAGACACTTGGGTTTCGCAAGGTAATCAATTAAGTAATGGAATAGTTTCTTATTTCAATACATATTTCAATCATGAAAACAAAAAAAGCAATCAAGTACATCCTCAAACATCCTGAACTTTTCAGTGAAGGTGAACGACTCTATGTCGAAAGAGTTAAACAAGAACGAAAACAATTAAAGTCTAGTAAAAAAGATGAATCAAGCCAAACTAATCTCAGTAACACCTGATGCAGAAAAGCACATTGCATATTGTGCTCGTGTTTCCAATCCAAGTAATCAGGATAACGAAAAGTTTGCTGGGCTATTGGCATACTGTATCAAACATCAACACTGGTCTATCTTTGAACAGGCATTTATGTCTATGGAGATTGTGACTACGAGAGGTATTGCAGCTCAAGTATTGCGTCATAGAAGTTTTACTTTTCAAGAATTTTCACAAAGGTATGCAAGTACCAATCTTTTGAATAGTGATATTGAACTTCCTGAACTTCGTCGTCAGGATGATAAGAACCGTCAGAATAGTACTGATGACCTTGACCCTGAGTTGATTGATAAACTCAACCGTCAGATGATTACTCTATTCAGTTCTGCATCTAATCTTTATGCTCAGATGTTAGATGCAGGTGTCGCAAAGGAATGTGCACGCTTTGTATTGCCACTTGCGACACCAACCAGAATGTATATGACTGGCAGTTTGCGAAGCTGGATTACCTACATTGCATTGAGGGAAAAGAATGGAACACAGAAAGAACATATGAAAATTGCAAAATCTTGTAAGGAGATATTTTGTAAAGAGTTTCCTATAACAGCAGAAGCCCTGGGAGGTATTGATAATGAGTGGTTGATATGATAACTCTGGACTAGTAATAAATATCAACACAAACATAATGGAGGTGAAGTTTTGGCAACATATCCGGTAAAACATAAAGACACTGGTGAAGTCAAAGAAGTTCAGATGAGTGTTCACGACTGGTCTCAGTGGTGTGAGGATAATCCAGACTGGTCTAGGTATTACACTCCAGACAATGCTCCTTGTTTAGGTATTGAAATGGGTGATCCCTTGAGTAAGATCTATACCAAACATCCTGGATGGAAGGATGTAATTGGAAAGGCTAAACAACAACCAGGCAGTACCCTAAAACATTACGATTAACATCATATGCCAGTAAAAAAGAAAGCAGGTATTGGTAATACCAATCCCGTACCATTTGGTATGAGTAACAAGACAATGCAGAGGAAGAAACCTATCAATCTTGATTACATCAAGAAGGTGGAACCGATTACAGAGAACCAAGAATTGTTCTTTGAGAAGTATAAAAGTCAACAGAACCTTGTTGCATACGGCTGTGCCGGTACAGGAAAGACCTTTATCTCCCTCTACAATGCCCTTATGGAAGTCCTAGACCCTAGGACACCCTACGATAAAATCTATATCGTCAGGTCTCTTGTACCTACCAGAGAGATTGGTTTCCTTCCCGGTGACCATGAGGATAAGTCATCTCTGTATCAGATACCATATAAGAATATGGTGAAGTATATGTTCGAGATGCCTGATGATGCTTCGTTCGAGATGTTGTATAACAATCTCAAGGCACAAGGTACTATTTCTTTCTGGTCTACCTCATTTATTCGTGGTACAACACTAGATAATGTGATTGTAATTGTTGACGAGTTTCAGAACCTCAACTTTCATGAACTTGACTCGATGATTACCCGTATTGGTGAGCACTCGAAGATTATGTTCTGTGGTGATGCAACTCAGTCTGACCTTACCAAACAGAACGAACGGAATGGTATCGCAGACTTCATGAGAATCTTGACGAACATGCCATCCTTTGATACAATTGAGTTTAACGCAGAGGATATCTGCAGAAGTGGACTTGTGAAGGAGTACATCATTGCTAAACTTGAACTTGGTATGTAATGTTTAATCATCAGGATGTTCCTTTCGTTCCTATCGAACGAGAGAGTATTGACGGAGTTCGTTACTATAAAGTATTTGGAACTGAAGAACTTGTAAGGATGCCATCTATCACTTCGGTGATTAGTTGGAGGAATAGAAACAAGTTTAAGGAATGGAGAAAAAAAGTTGGTGAACAAGAAGCCAACAACATTACTCGTAAGGCTACCCATCGTGGTACTGATGCACACACATTGATTGAGGAGTATCTGAACAATTCAGATACTTTCTCTGATGTTCTTCCCTTGTCTCAATACCTATTCAAACAAGCCAAACCTGACTTGAATAGGATTGATAATATCCTATGTCAAGAGACCGCATTGTACAGTACTGAACTTGGTATCGCCGGTTCTGTTGACTGTATCGCTGAGTTTGATGGTGAGTTGTCTGTTATTGACTTCAAGACATCAGCCAAACCCAAGAAAAGAGAATGGATTGAAGACTACTTTGTCCAGTGTGCAGCATATGCTTGTATGTTGTATGAGATGAAGGGTCTCATCGTTAAAAAATTTGTAATCATTATGACCTGTGAAAATGGGGAGGTAGAAGTCTATGAAGAATACGATAAGTCCAAGTATATTAAGTTACTTATCCAGTACATCCACGAATTTGTGGAATCTAAACTCAGAGAATATGCAAAGTCCTGAAGAACTAAGTGTCGATAAAATTATAGAAAAGAAATTCTATAGTAGTCGAACTTTTGCAGAAGAGATTGAAGCCATTGTCAAAAACGGTAATGGAATGAAATACGTTGATGCAATTGTATATTTTTGTGAAAAAAATAGTCTAGATATTGAATCTATTCCTAAACTGATTTCGAAACCTCTTAAAGAAAGATTGAAAGCAGAGGCAATGCAATTGAATCTTCTCAAGAAAACATCTCATGCCAAACTTCCTATATGATACCTAAAGTGACACCCTTTGATACATACAAGGCATACCTTGGATTGAAAAATCACTTTACAAAATCTAACTACGACTACCATCGTTATGGTGGTAAGTCTAGAGCATCTCTACAATCTTTCTATAAGAGACGTGATCGGTTCTTTTTTGAAAAGTTGAGTAGACAAAAAGATGATAGTCAAGTTGTTGAATTCTTTGTATCTAATTTTGTTTCTTGTGACGATCCTCAGTCTTTGTGGATTGGTGAGATCGTCAGAAACGGAGAGCAAAATTACACCGAGTGGAAGAAACGTCTTCAATCACTATCTTATACGTTCAAGACTGAGATAGAAGATGTCTTTACAGATAAAGACTTTGATGTTATGTTTAAGATTGACGGGACTCGACACCCTCAAATCATCAAAGAACATCTGTCAAAAAACATTTCATTGGAGACAATGGTTATCTTGAATAAGATAATCGGATTCAAAGATAATTTTGATAAGAAACTTTCTGACCCTGTGTGGAAATTCTTATCGATGAGAATCAATAAGTATAATTCTTTTATACATATTGATGTATTTAAATTCAAATCAATTTTAAAGGAGATAATAATCCATGGCTCTTGACAATGCTACCGTACTTGAGAACCTACGGAAACAACGAGTTGAAGTAGAACAAGGACTTGAAACTACTAGAGAGATGTACCTGAAACTTATTGGTGCAATCGAAGTTCTGGAACAGATTGAAGAACAGAATGCTCCAACCGAAACATCTGAAACTGAAGTTGTGGAAGGAGAATGAGTTTCTTTGAGTCAGAACTAGTTCAAGAAGAAATGAAAAGAATTGCTGAACTCCAGGAAGAATTTTATACAAAAGTTTTTACCTTTGCATCGATGGATGATCAAGATAAACTTGAACACATTGAAATGCTAGAAGAGTTGTTGAAGAAACAACAAATTCTTTATGCCAGAATGAGTTTATCTGATGACCCACAAGCAAAAGATATGAAAGATAATATCATGACTTCTGCAGTGCAACTTGGGTTTCCTCCTGATGTAGATCTGACATATGTGTTTTCAAATATGACTAACATCATTGAGAACATGAAAAAATCACTTGACAACCCCTCTTGAGGGTCGTATGGTAGAGGGGTCCCCAAGACACCCCACCCAAGTCTGGGACACAAGCCAAATACATTTAATACGAGGTACAAATGGGTTTTTCAGACCTTAAAAAGCAAAGTTCCCTAGGGAATCTGACTTCCAAACTGGTGAAGGAAGTCGAGAAGATGGAAAATAAAGGTGGGGGTCCGGATGAACGCATCTGGAAACCAGAAATGGATAAGACCGGTAACGGTTATGCTGTAATTAGATTCCTTCCCGCTCCAGACGGTGAAGATCTACCATGGGTGAAGTTGTTCTCTCACGCCTTCCAGGGACCTGGTGGGTGGTACATTGAGAACTCTCTGACTACCATTGGTGGTAAGGATCCTATCGGTGAACTCAACCGTGAGTTGTGGAACACTGGTAATGAGAGTGATAAAGATACTGTACGTAAACAGAAACGTAAACTGTCCTTCTACGCCAACATCTATGTTGTCCAGGACAAAGCCAATCCACAGAATGAAGGCAAAGTCTTCCTGTATAAGTTTGGTAAGAAGATCTTTGATAAGATCATGGAAGCAATGCAACCTGAGTTTGAGGATGAGACTCCAATCAATCCCTTTGACTTCTGGCAGGGTGCTAACTTTAAACTGAAACTGAAGAAAGTTGCAGGTTACTGGAACTATGACTCTAGTGAGTTTGATCGTGTCTCTCCTCTTCTGGATGATGACGATGCGATGGAAGCAATCTGGAAGAAGCAGTATTCATTGACTGCTCTTACTGCGGCAGATCAATTCAAATCTTATGATGAATTGAAGAAGCGTCTAGACATGGTTCTAGGTAGTAAAACCCAAGCACGTCAAGAAGCACAGGAGACCGAGTATGATAACTATGCAGCAACTGAACAAAGCGCTGTTAGTGAAGAGCAAGTCATGCAAAAACTTGAAGACTCTTACCAAGCATCAAAGAATGTTGAACCAACATCCTCTACTGATGACGATGATGATCCTCTCAGCTATTTCAGCAAATTGGCCGAGTCTTGACTCATAGCACATAATTGAATATTTGTCAAGGGGGTTGTAACTTAGGTTACGACCCTTTTTTTATACCTCAGCGAAATCGCGGCCCTGATTACAAAAAAGCCGACAAAAAAATCCCGGTAAAAAATGGCCCTATTACTTTTTTTTATTACTGGAAGAGTCTAATATTCTCTCCTCTTACCAGACCAGGAGATACATACTGCGAAGAACCCTTACCATAAGGCATTACTGCTTCAAGATCGTCAATAATCAAAGCAAGATAGAATGGTTTAATTACGAATATATTTCTTTTCTTATTTTGGTCTGATACTTCATATTCATAGTTTGATACAGGATATGCACCCTGACGAGTAATAGTCTGATCTAGACCCTCATCGTAAAATGTAACACTATAGTCACTAGGAACAATAACACCCTGTGGAACAATAACTGTATTTTGACTATCTTTTACTTGACTTGTAACATAGTGTTTTGTGGCATATGCATTTTCATATGAACCATACTTATTGATTAAGTAGTTATTGAATGATTCCTGAGCCATAGGCCATTCATCTTCAAAATGGATAATATTATTACACAACATCACCAACCAATCGAGGTTGGAATCACCATAAACCTTTTCTGCAACATTATCAGGTCTATCGTCACCAATAACCTGGTATTTTGTAAAGAAACCTAGATTGTTTAGGATATCTTCTCGTATCTTTGCCCTTTTGAATAAATTTTTGACTTCGGTGTAATCAGAGATTTTCTGACCACTAGAAGTTCTATCTACATATTCAAAATCTGGAATATATCTAAAATATGGTTTGGCCATTAGTAACCAGTACCTCCTGCTACATCGTGGTCGTTTTGATATATTGGTTCAAGTTCACTAAATGTCATAGCAATCTGGTATTGTGTCATTGAACCATCTTTATATGTCATGTAACTATTACCTGGTGTGTAATTAACACTAAAGTTAGTGAGAGCACAAGGTTTAAAGCGATTCAGATATGGATGAGGTCCCCCACTATTATGTATATACTCTAATTGAAAGATATCGGGTGTATACAGAAAAAGTCTTTCCGGTGCTACTTGAGGTGCCATTGACCTTTTGAAGAACCGTATAATTTCTTTGACGGTTGCTGCTTCAGTATCAGATCTTGGTGTAAATGTGAAATTAAAACTAAATTGTCTTAATTTTGGGCCTTTAAACAGTAGTTCGAGATTCTTATTTAAAACCTGACCGGTAGATCTTCCTACCACATTAGCCCCAACTGCTTGACCTGCAAAATATGCAGTAATGAATGGACCTAATCCTGGAGTCCTGATAAGTTCTTGTACTGCTCTACCTGCACCACCTAGTAGATTACCCAACGCGGCTCCGAAATCGCCCCCGGTGGCGGAGTTTCTAATATTAGTAATTCCCTGAGCTGCAAGACCGGCTCCTATTTTTTGAATTTGATTGATCTCATCTTGATTCCAATCAACAGAACTGGATTCACTTAAATTGGGTTGCATCGGTAACTGTATTGTTCCCATAATACGCCCTAATTTACCAAAAATACCCTTTCCGTTAGTGCTTGTGTAATTATTAAGTTTTGGTGCAACATAATTGCCGTCAACTATCTTATCTGTAAGGAAAGGATTGGTTTTATATTTGTGACCAACAATTTGAATATAATCGTATCCAAAGGATGTGAGGTCTGCTTCTGGATATTTTAGTATTAATTTACTATTTTCACCCTCGTTTGGGTTGTAATAAGGATTGTCTAAATCAAGTACACTAGTAAAACCTGCTTCAAAAGGAAGTGCATCATCTGCTGTTCCTAAAAATGCATCACCATCTAATGATCCAAAGTCTGTAAAAGTCAAACCACTAGAAAACCCATCAGGTGCTAAAAATCCTGTACTATCACCGCCAGTAAAAACTCCATTATCAACTGAACTACTACCCGATCCTTGTTCTTCACCACCACTTAAAGGTACTACTTCAAGTTCAACAACGGCCGAGGGTTCTTCAGTATTTGAAAGTGACTTATAACCAGGTTGTTGTTGTAATTCCTGATATTCTTTTCTTGAGGTACTACCAGAGAGATTCTCTTCTGCTAAATTTAAAGTTGCTTGTTTTACGCCACCTGTTAAGTTTGTATATTGCTGACCATTTACTCCTACAAAAAAGTTTTGAAAATCTGTTTTATTTACTATTGTAGGTTTGTTAGTTGACGCATTGTATTGATATATTAACTTGTCACCAAAAAGAGTTTTTTTATAAACATCGTAATTTCCATTTGATCTATTGGTTATGACAGAAATCTTACTTTTGTTTTGCTTACCATTAGATCCGATAGTGCCATTATCATAGTCGAAGGTTGCCTGATACTTTGTTGGATCATTTCCACCCAAACTCTCCCAACCTGAAGTACCTTTACTTGCCACTATTTTATTTCTCCTAATAATGGTTACTAACCCGTTTAGTTATTTATTCTGAAACTTTGATAAGGAATAGCACGAAGTGTTCTAAGTTCCATAGGGTCAACTACACGAAGAGTATCTGATTCTTCCCAAGTATAATTCCTAAAATCACCCCAATGATAATTAAGTCCTCTAAACCCCCATTCAAAGACACCAACACAAGCAATCAAAGGAAACTGGTCATATTCAACTCTCGGGGTTTTTGCCCGATAGATGAATGTGTAATACTTACCAACATCAGGAATGACTTCTACATCGGTTAGAATTTCCATGATTTCTAACATCATGTCATCAGGATCTGTCATACTTGAGATCCTATTTTCATCCTCTTCTTTAAATCTATTCATTTCTTCCAGTGATAGAGTTCATCTTCAGTAATAATCTTAAACTCAATTAAATTATCCTTACAAAAATCAACTGCTGCCTTCCATTTTGCCTGATTGACTGCATAAGTCTTTGCTTCTGCAATAAACCCTTTAGTCACTCTTTTCTTTTTGACTGGTGGTAGTGTTTGTTTCTTGGGTTTAATTTCAATTACATACTTTTTTAGTTTACCACTCTTTTCTTTCACTTCAATCAAAAAGTCTGGATAGTATCTATGTGGTCTTCCATCAACTGGCGAAATGTACCTTATTGCTAGTTCTTCACTCGCCCATTTTACTATACTGGGATTGGTGTCACAATATCGACAAAACTGTCTTTCCCAAGAACTTCTACAAATAATATTGTTTGAATTGCCAAGGTATTTTTCAGGATGTGATGGTTTATAAATTGACTTTATACTTTGACCCATCTAATATACATAGTATTATAATGTAGAAATATTTAGATGCCTGGACCATATCCAAATTCAGTCAAAACATCGGCACTAAAGAGTAAAATTCTTCATGTTGCCCAGACATCTGTATATCAAGTCAAAGTTCAACCACCAATCAGTGTAATGACTTTCTTGAATGCAAGAAATTTCAATTATTATGCAGATGGTGAAAATGTTGAGTTGATGTGTTCTGCCGCATCACTTCCTGGTGTAAATCTTTTCACTCATGAAGCAACAAATGATTTCACTGGTATGTCAGAAAAAATGGCATATCGAAAAGACTTTGGAAATACTCTTGATTTGACATTTATGGTCAATAATAGATATGATGTGATTGAATTGTTTGATGGTTGGGTTGATTTTATTGCAGGACAAAATGTGAATAATATTGGATACGAAAATTCCGCAGTATCTTATCGGATGAATTATCCCAATAGTTATAGAAGTCCGATACATGTAACAAAATTTGAAAAGAATGCAACGGCAGAAAGAAGACGTACCAATGATAGTTATCAGTTACGATATACTTTTATCGATGCATTCCCGATTAGTATTGCACCAACTAGTGTGAGTTACGAAGCAAGTAATGTTTTAAAATATAATATCTCCATGTCTTATACTAGATATGTTAGAGAGCGTAGATTTGCCTAATAAATAGTTTCACTTATTATTGTAGTTTATTATGCCTTTGCCAAAGATTGTAACTCCTGAGTATGACTTGGTATTACCATCAACACAGAAGAAAATTACTTATAGGCCCTTTCTAGTTAAAGAAGAAAAACTTCTAGTTCTTGCCCTCGAAAGTGAGAACACAAAACAGATTACAACGGCAATCAAATCTGTTCTGAAGAGTTGTATTCTTACGAGAGGTATTAAAGTAGAGAAACTTCCGACTTTTGATATTGAATATTTGTTCTTGAATATCAGAGCAAGGTCAGTTGGTGAAGAAGTTGAGGTAAACATTGTGGCACCTGATGATGGTGAAACAAATGTAACAGTTACTATTGACCTTGAAGACATTCAAGTTCAAACTAACGAAAACCACACTAATAAGATTAAACTTGATGATACTTTGATGATGGAAATGAAGTATCCTTCATTGGAACAATTCATTTCAAACAACTTCGATTTTGAAGGTGAGACTGACATTAATCAATCATTTGAATTGATTGCTTCTTGTATTGATAAGATCTATAGTGAGGAAGAGGTCTGGGCAACTGAGGACTGTACGAAAAAAGAAGTTATTGACTTCTTGGAACAAATGAATTCAACTCAGTTTAAAGACATTGAAGTTTTCTTTGATACTATGCCAAAACTATCTCATACAATTGAGATTACAAATCCAAACACTAAAGTAAAAAGTACTATCGTTTTGGAGGGTTTATCCAGTTTTTTCGCATAGGCATGATCCATATGGATCTAGAGAGTTATTTTAAATTAAACTTTGCGATGATGCAATACCACAAATACTCTCTCACTGAAATTGAAAATATGATGCCCTTTGAAAGAGACATTTACGTTGCTCTCTTACAACAACATTTAGAGGAAGAAGAACAAAAACAAAAGGCAAGACAGAATGGCTAGAGATCCCAAAGTAACAAGAAAGGCTTATGAATATAAGTTAGGGAAGGATCTTGTCTCAAAATTAGATGATAAGCAGATACATTTGCTGTCAGAATACTATAATTCTCTGAGTGATAAAGAGACGAGTGATATTGATAGTCAGATTGTTCAGGGGCGTAATAATACTGAACTACATGAAATGGCCATGGGTATGGTCGAAGAAAATGAAAGTAAAAAGACTCCACCAAAACCAAAAGCGAAACCAAAACCAAAGGCAGCACCAAAGGCAAAGGCAAAACCAAAAAAGGTTTATGATGAGGATAGATCAGTTGCATATAAGTTACCAGATCATATTCTCAAAGACCTTGACGAAGATCAGATAAAGGACTTATCTGCCGTATATAATATGATGTCGGCCGATAAGAAAAAAGAATTTGGAAAGGGTAAGGGAGATTTGATGGATCTTGCCCGTCAAATGTCAGATCCATTACAAGAAAAATATAATACTGGAGGGTTAGATTCCTGGACTGGTAAACCCAAAGAAAATAGTAACGCAAAGCAGGGCCCAATGCCAATGCCCTCTGCTAAGAAAAAACCAAACAAGAAGGCTGTAACTGCCCTTGTCAAGATGTTTAGTGCAGAGAAGAAAGAAGATACTAAACAACCTGATAATGAGACTATTGACCCAAAAGTATTAAGATTGTTGGGTTTAGAGGATGCATTTGACCTTGATTACGATACTTATAAGACTCTTCTTCGTGAGAAGATGGCTGCAGGCAGAATGTCTAAAAGTCAGATTCCAACTGAAGAGATTGAACTTCTCACTAATGAATTTAAGAGAGTAAAGAGTAAGACTGGTAGATTTAAACCAAGTAAAAAGAAAGTTGTTAATATCTCTAAGGTAGTTCAAAGTGGTAAAAAATATAATAAATCTGCAGTCAATGCCCAGAAACTTTTAAGTGGTTCTAAAGAAGCAGAATCAACTAAGGTTCAAGTAAAGGGTGAGGCGGTTACAAATTCTTTCGAGAATATCAATCAAAGTTTACTTGGTATTGATAGTCTTCTTAAGG